GACGATCGAGATATCGACGGCGGGCACCGGAGCGGCAGGCTCGCGCGGCTGGTCATTGGCGACCGGCGGCAGCTCCCCGTCGATCTTGGCTGTGCCGTCCATCAGGCTCTCCCCGTCATGCGATCGTCCTCGACGATGACTTCGGGCGAAGTCCGAAGATGATCCACTCCCCCGTCGATCACGAGAGGACGCTGTGGATTGCCAATGATCTGTTCGACCAGGAGCGCAATCGCAGCTTCCAGTTGGCTTTTCCGCTTTGCCGAGTTCCTCTGAGAACCCACGGCGGTTGCCTTCCACCCACAGAGGGCTCCATCGACCGTCGCTTTGGCGAAGACGACAGTCTTTTTATTGAGCGGATCGCTTATGTCGGGCTCATCGGCGACCGTAATCTTGATGTCGGTGGCCTTCATGCGGCCCGCCCGGGCAGATGCGGCCGCTCCTTGATGCCGGTGGGCGATAGGAGCGTGTCCTTCTGCTTGCCGTAGAAGGTGAAGAGGTTCTCATCCTTGGTGTCGTGCTCATGGACCTTGGTGCGCCAGCACACCTCGCGCAGGCTGTCCGCCACGTGCCGCGGCACGGGATAGGTCCGGCCGTGCAGGTAGACCTTCTGGTTGAAGATGATGCGATCGGCGAAGGGCGCGAGCTCGATCAGGAGGTTAACGATCTCATCCTTGACGCCGGCGCCGGTGACCATGCCCTCTTCGACGCGGAGCCGCTCGACTTCCTGGTCCTCGATCGCCTTCATGGCGGCCGCGCGGGATGCCGCCTCGATCTTGGCGCGGGCCTTCTCCTTGGCCTTCCGCACCTCCTCATTGGTGAGGATCGGGTGGAGGCGCTCCTCTTCCTGAGCGGGCGTCTCGGGCTTGATCTTCTCAGACATAGGGCACCTCAGCTATGGGTCCAGCCGCCGCCCGCCGTGACCGTGGTCCCCGTCTGCGGGCTCGCCGCGTTCTTGGACATTACGAGCGAAAGCCCGTTGGCCGCAATCGAAGAGATGACGGTATTGGACGCGATGCCCGTCCCGGAGATGGGCGTGCCGACTTCCCAGCCGGCGGCCCATGCGCTCGCCGAGAGGTTCGTCAAGTTGGGGCTGCTGCTGGTCGTGTTGCCGGTCAGCGTCAGCGTCTTCGGCAGCGTCTTCGAGGAGAGGAGGATCGGCCAGCCGGCCTTGTCCACCGCCACGAAGTCGCCGGGCAGCACCTTCAGGACGCCCCGATTGGGGATGAAGAGGAGCCCGTTGAAGCTGAAGGCGCTGGGGTAGATGGCATTGGACGCCCCGCCCGGCAGGTTGGGGCCGGCCGAGCGCGGGTTGTCCGTCAGGATGTCGTTCGCGATCGTCGCCATATCGGCGGCGCTGATCGCGGCAACGCTGGGATCGGCCTGGATCGCGGTGAGCTGCGAGGTCGAGGTCGTCCCAGCCGTCTTGGTGGCCATCAGCCGCCTCCGGTGGAGAACCCTTGGATTTCGGCCAGCGTCGCCGGGTTGTTGAGGGCCGCGCCCATGTTGGTCCCGACCGTCGTCGCCGCGGTGGTGAAGTTGGCGCCGGTCGGGCTATCGCCGCCGGGCACCACGACCGAGCCGCCGCCGAGCGTCGAGCCCTGGTTCAGCTTGAGCGCCTGGGCCGCCGGCACGGACATCGCCGAGCATCCGTCGCCGATCCAGTGGGCCGTCACGCTCCAGTTCAGAATAAAGGCCATGGGGGTACTCCTCGTGAAGCGTCAGGCTCAGCCGAAGGTCGAGGTGTAGGCGCTGGTGGCCTCGATGCGCGCGAAAAACTGCACGTTCGAAAGCAGCGTCCCATAGAAGGACTTCCAGCCGACAACGCGCAACTGGTTGAGCGGGTCGCTCTTGTCGGCATCCTTCAGGTAGGTGAACTTCACGTTGTCCAGCACCACCTGGGCGTAGGCGCCGCGGCCGATGAGGAAGTTCGGATAGACCGTCAGCCCGCTCGTCGGCGCCGCCGGGGGCACCTGGGTATTGCCAAGGCCGGTGATGACGACGGTCGCGCCGGCCGCCATCTGCGTCGCCTGGCCCATGAGCGGCCCGGAGGTCGGCCCGGAGGCCGAGAGCCCGAGCTGGTTGGGCGAGGTCGTGGTGCCGACATAGACGTTGTAGGTGTACCCCGTGGTCGTCGGCAGGGTGACGCTGATCGAGCCGTTGGGACCGGTGACGCTGATCGCGTTCGAGACGGCCGCGACATAGCTCTCGTACTGGTTCTGCGTGTCGTTGCCCGTGACGATGATGTAGTAGGTCGCGTTGGTCGCAAGCGAGCCCGAGGTGCCGGCGGTGCCGTTGACCTGGGCGTAGCCGGTCCAGAAGGGCACCATGTTCGAGGCGCACCAGCGCGTCCCGCCCCACTCGCCGATCTCATAGTTGTAGAGCCGGTTGAGGTCGGAATAGCTGCGCGCCAGGATGACCGTCGAGTTCTGCGACCAATCCGCGACCACCAGCGTATGGCAGATGCCGCAATAGTGGGGCATGCCGCGCGGGCTGTCCGAAGCCCGGGCGCCGCCGGCCTCGGCCGCGATCTTGGTGTCCGTCATCTCGTCGCCCATGAAGCGGGGCGCGCCCAAGGTCTGGAGGGCGCCGACGGTGCGGAGCACGGTGTTGGTGTCGAGCACGTCGCCGGTAGCGAGGGCGCCGCGGGAGCCGCGGCTGTTGACGTAGTTGACCTGGGTCCCGGCCATCAGCGCGTTGAAGGTATTGCGCTCCAGCGTTTCCGAGAGTTGCAACCCGACAAGCTCCGTCGCTTTCTTGAAGAGCGGATGCTTGATTGTCATCTCGGCGACATCGGTGATCGTCACCTTGTCGCCCCACTGCTGGGCGACGGCCGTCACCTGCTGGATCGTCATGGTCTCGCCGACGGGCGGGACGCCCTCGGAAAGGGGAGCGTAGGGCAGCGGCAAGCGCTGGTACCGGGTCGCGGTGTAGGAGGTGCCGCGGCCCTTCGGCAGCTCGGCCGGATCGCCGAACTGGTAGGCTACGAGCTGCCGCCTCGCCAGGGGAAGCGTCTCGTCGGCGATATAGTTCTCGATGTCCGAAGAGAATTGCGAGGCAGTGTTCGTGCCGGCCATGTTCTACCCTCCGTTCAATGACGGAGGGCAGAGCCCCCCGTCAAATCTCCAGGTTCTCCAACCGTTTCCGGCGGGCGTCGGGGGTATCCCCTCGGCTTCTGCCGGCGGGTGCCGCATCGCTTGCCGCACCCCTGCCGCTTCGGACCGTCTGCCGCGCCCGGTCGGCGTCGGCTCGTCTCGTCTGCTTCCCCTTGGCCCGCGCTGCCCGGTCTGCGGCGCGCTTGCCCAATAGGTAGTAGGCAATCGTCTCGCGAGGCGGGAACCGCCCCTGGGCTCGCTCGCTGGCGAGCACCTTCTCGACCTCCTCCGCGACGTTGCCCAGATGGGGCTTGGCGACCACCAGCGTTTGGAACGCCAGCTTGTCGTTCGCGTCGTAGGTCTGAAACTGCACCAGGTTCAAGCGCTGCTCGAGCGGCTTCACCGCCTTCTGTCCGAAGTGCCGGGCGATCTCCGCGGCATCGCCGCCCATGATCACCCGCTCGTCTTCGGCCCGATCGCGCTCGGCCTGCAACCGCTGCTGCTCGGCTGCCGTCGCCGGATCGACATGGACCTGTCGCGCTCGGGTCGCCTGGAGCTCGGTCTCAAGCTCCTTCAGCCGCTTCGAGAGCGACGTGATGCGGCGGGCGGCGCGGGAGGGTTGTCGAGCCGGGCTGGCGGCAGGCTCATCGCCTTCAGCCTCGGTCTCTTCGGGTTCCAGTTCGTCGTCCGGCTCGGTCTCGTCGCCGACCTCGGCTTCGGCATCTTCCTCGACTTCGAGGGCCTCGGCAGGGTCAACAACGTCATCTTCCTCGATCTCGGGATCGAGGGCGGCAGGATCGACGGCCATGGAACCTCCAGCCCCTTACGGGAGCAATTCGGATGAGGGGTTACGTCCCTCGGTCGTGCTGAGAGCCTTGTTCCGTTGGCGGAACATTGTCAACATATTTCTTGGCGAGCGCCCGGTCGAGCTGGTCCTCGAGCTTGGCGATCTTGACCGCGAGCTCGCAGACGCGCCGGTCATGCTCGGCCATCAGGTGATTGATCATCTGCTGCCGCTCATAGGCGATGGCGCTGGCCCAGCGCTCGTTCTGCCGGGCCTGATCGAGCTGAAGCTGGAGATCCTCGAACGTCATGCGCGCCGCGGCATCCCGACGGCGCCGGCGGCCGGCATGCTGTCAGGACGGATCATGCCCGGTGGCCCGCGGACGCCCCGCGGCTGCTGCGGCTGGCTCCCAGGCTTCGGCGTGCCGGCGACGCCCGGACCCGCGCCACCGGGACCGCCGGGCTGCCCCTGCGCCTTCTGCTGCGCAATCGCGGCCTTGGCCTGCATCTGAAGCTGGTGGCGCTGCATGTGAACCCGGGCCTGCCCGCTTTGGTCGCTCGGCAACACCGCCATGTGCGCCTGAATGTGCTTGGCGTCATCGTCGCCCGGGTGGACCTGGACCGCGAAGCCCTCGCGCAGCATCTCGTTCTCGATATCGGGATCGACGGTGAGCTGGTCGCGCTCGGACACGAAGATGAGGGGCGCCAAGCGCGGGCCAAAGGTGTTCTCGACGATGTGGACGATGGCGGGCACCGCGTTGAACTTGTAGCCCTGGTACATTTCCGGCGGAATACCCTTCAGCACGTTGAGCGTCGAGATCATCTGCTGGATCTGCGCCGCGTTCTTCGCCGCCTCGACGCCGAACCAGACGAGGGAGAACTTACGATCCATGGCGATCGGCGGCACCCGCTCCATCGCCGCGCGCAGACCCATCTCGCCGAAGATCGGGATGAGCTTGTCGTCGTCGCGGAACTGATGGTCATAGTCGATGAAGCGCTGGACCATGGGCGTCAGGATGCTCTCCTCGAGGTTCCCGACGGCATCGGCCGTGGTCAAGAGATCAACCTGCTGCTCCTGCGCGACCTCCGCCTGGTTGCGCTTGGCGCCGGGCTTCCCAGACTGCTGCGGCACCATCGACGGCGAGACGGAGAGGCTCTCGAAGATCTGCTGCTTCGCTTGCTGGACGATCTGGAAGGCGTCCTGCCAGAGCGGCGGGAACTTGGCGAAGGTCGTGCTTTTGGGGTCGGTCTCCCAGACGGCCGCCAGGTCCATGACCATGGTCCCGTAGCGCGGGTTCGCCTGCGGGTCGGTCATGACGATGGGGAGAAGCGCGTAGGCCGCGGCGTCCATCCCCTCGTTGATCGCATCGTTGGCCGTGATCTGCATGTCCATGACGCCCGGCCGGATGAGGCTGTCGCCCTTCATCAGGCCCGGGTCCTTCTGGACCGGCGCCGAGATGATCGGGCATTTGTCGCACCAGTAGGGACAGAGCTTGCAGCCGAGGATCATGTCGTCGCCGCCGTAGTAGGCGCGGCAGAGGCGCATGTCGCCATCGACCTTGAGCTTGACCCAGGTCTCGAAGACATGGGCGGTGCTGGAGCCCTCGCCGGCCTTGATCCCCGCCGTGCGCGCCAGCTCCTTCGCCGTGTCGCGGTGCGCCTGCTGGTCGCGCTTCGACATGGCGTCGAGAAGCTCCTTGCCGGCGTCCTTCTCCAGCTCGCCGTCCTCCATCAGCTTCTTGATCTTGCCCTTGGTCCAGCGCCGCAGCACCGTGACCGAGCCGCCGCGCTCCAGGCACTCATCGATCGAGTTGGTCGTGACCGGCAAGATCAATAGATCGTTGTCCGAGATCACCTCGACGGTCGGGCCGTCATCGGCGACCGTCTCCTCGATGATCTGATCGGTGCTGCCGAGCTCGGGGTATTCGAGCCCCTCGACCTCGACGGGCTTTGTTTCACGTGAAACAACGTGCCGATCGATGGTCCCCCAATCGACATAGATGGTGTACTGGCCCTCGATGTCCCCGGCCTCGAGGAGCGCCGGCATCACCTGCGTCTTGAGCTTCGCGCGCCGGATGTAATATTCGCAGAGCGACATGGTGGCGTGCGGGATCTCGCCATCCTCGGTCGTGACCTCGACGTAGCGGCCGACCTTGGGAAACATCTGATTGATGAAGCGGGTCTTCCGCGCGTTGACCGCCGAGCGGATCAGCGGCACATAGATCTTGCTGTTGCCGTTATAGAACTGCTTCTCGCCGAGGACGCATTTATAGCAGTCCCAATAATCGAGGATGCGGTCGCCGCGCTCACGCTGGTCGGTGAACCCCTTCTCGACATCGGCGAAGACTTCCTTCAGGCGCTTGTTGATCTTCGGCCGCCGCGAGATGTCCTCATAGCGCTTGGTGCGCTTAGCGGCCATGTCGGCGCTCCCGCTTATAGAGTGCGGCGCCCGTCGCCAAGAGGTTCCGCACCTCATCGAAGCTGATCTGAAGCCGGCGGCCGATGACGCGGAGGCTCATGCCTTGCGATCGGAAACCGTAGGCGATGCGGGCTCGGCTGTCGGGATTGGCCGCAAGGTGAGCGCGGAACAGCTCCTCGGCGAAGGAGGAGGCCATGTCAGTTGGGGAAGCGGCGTTTGCCGCCCTCGCTCGCCTCGCCGATGTAGTTGCCGTTGATGGCGGCCATGACCATTCCCGCATGCATCGCCGCCACCTCGAAGTCGCGCCCTTTCAACCACTGCGCCGCCCGGTTGAGGTGCTCCATCTCGTCCAGGAGCTCGGTGATCTTGCGCATGTCCCTCACCTTCCTCTCCCCTGGTCGAGCACGTCCTGCCAGTCCGGGTTCTTCAGATCGCGCGGGCCAGCATGCTCCTGGGGCCGCGTCGTCATGTAGCGCTTTCCCCCGGACGTATAAGCATAATTGCGTTCATCCTCTCCGTCCACGCCCATGGCGAGCAGACCGCAGAAGCTCTCGATGCCCTCCATCAGCACGCGGTAGGGTCCCTCCTCGGCAAAGTCGGCCAGCGCCCCGTTCTTGAGGGTGCTGCGGGCATAGCCGCCCGCGAAGGCATTCAAGGTCCACCGGGCCTTCTCCGCCACCATCAGCGCCGGGAACCCTCGCGCGCGTGCCTTCAAGAGACGCCGGATCTCGGGCACGCCCGCCGCCGGCAGGTCGCCCGCCTTCATCTCGCGCTGCCCCCGCCGGGCCGCCTGCACCAGGCCCACATTGTTGAACCGGTCGAAATGCGCCGGCGGGCAGATCACCCCGAAGTTGTCGGCGGCCTCGACGCGAGCCTCGGCGAGCACGGATCCCAGAAGCTCAGCGGTATCTCCTTCCCGAACCCAGTCGGCGAAGACCCTAAAAGCGTCACGCTCGTACTGGACGAGGGCGGCGGCGAGGCAGGTTCGGCTGGCATTGAGCACCAGATTGAGAGGACGGCCCGGCGTTGGAGCGAGCTCGAGCGAGGCGTTGTCGCCATGGAAGTCCTCATAGATCGGGGCGCCGGGGCGCATCTTGAGCGCATAGGCCAGGGCGTTCGGCGCGTCGATCAGACCCGAGGGGAAGGCCAGGAATTGCGACCACGCCTCGCCCATCTCCTTGGCGAAGATGATCTCGCCGGCCTGAAAGAACGGCTGCAAGCCCCGGATGAAGTCGGTCTTCCCCTTGGGCGCCTTCATCGGCCGCAACGGCAGCATGACGCCGCGCTTCACCTGCTCGTGCCGGATCGGCTGCAAGGCCCACTCGTTGAGGCCGTCCTCCTCGAAGCCCTGCGCGACCGGATGGTACTGAGCCTCCTCGGCAAAGAGCGCCTCGACGATCTGGTCCGGCATCAGCGGCCGCGCCCAGAGGTCCCAGACGATCAAGCGGTTCGCAATCCAGGACCAGACGGCCGAGCCCGTCAGGGCGCTCTGCTTGCCGACGGTGCGGGCCGGGTCCTTCATGCTGTAGACGGCGTGCCAGCTCCGCAGCACCGGCTCGATCTTCAGCATCCCCGATTTGAAGGGCTTCGACTCGGGGCTCTCCGAGTGGCACATGAACTCGCTCTCGTAATCGGCGCCGCGGCCCAGCGCATAGAAGCGGTTGCGCTCCATGTCGATCAATTCGAGCGGGAACCGCCCGGGCCACGTCGCGCGCCGGTGCCCCGCCTCGTCGCGATATTCCCAGGGGTAGACCTTGACGATGAAGCCGGAGCCCGGGGCCTTGAGCTTGTTCGCCAGGCACTCCGGGTGCATGTCGTTGGCCGGCATCCGCACCTTGAGGTTCGGCCCGTCACCCGAGGGCAGGAGCTCGCCGAAGAACCATTTCTGGACCTTCTCGCGGCCCTCGGCGCTCCGGACCGAGAGTTCATCCTCGATGTCGTCGGCCAGGATGAAGTCGGGCCGCACCTCCTCGGTCTTCGTCCCGCGGATCGCTTGGCCGCGCCCCATGGCCTGGATCGTGATCCCCGTCGAGAGCTCCAGCTTGTCGTCGCCCCAAGGCTGGCCCCGGAGATCGCCAAAGAGGGTGCGGATCGCCTCGTTGCGCTCCAAATGACGGCGGATGGCATGCAAGCGCTCGGCGGCCCGGTCGAGGCTCGAGCCTACGATCATCGCGTGTCGGAACTCGCGGAACAGCGCCTTGATCGTCAGCCCCTCTTCCGCCAGCGTCGATTTGGCGGACCCGCGGAAGCCGATAATGCAGACGGCGGGATCGGCCCCATGAAAGAGGTCGATGATCTCGCCGTGGAACTCGGGCGTCTCGTGCGTGTGAGGGAAGAGGACCCGGTGCGCCCGCCGGCGATCGCGGTAGAGCCGCTCGATCGCCTCGGCCTGGGCATCACTCTTCGTCGTCATCGCCGCCCTCGGGGTAATCGCGGTCGGCATCCCAGGGCTCGCCCGCATCGTCCTCCTCCAGAACCTCGTAGCTGTTCACCGAGGGGTCGGGCTCATCCTCCGGTCCGTCAGTCGCGTAGGCTGCCAGCCACATGGTTCAAGATTATCCTGATGGCAGCCTTGCTCTCCAAGGGGTCCGAATGCGAGACGACGCCGCCAAACTTCACCTCGACGCTCATGTGGCGCAGCCGGGCCACAATCTCGTTCATCGCGGCGACCAGATCATAGAGCTTGGCAATGTCGTTGAGCGCCGCAACCGTTTTGCCGGCATCTTGGCCCATGCTTCGCTGCTCGACATCCAGAACCATTCTCACTCTCCTCGCGTGTGCCGGAACCGTCCCTTGATCTGGCGATGCACATAGCTCCCCTTGCTGTCCGAGGACTTGAACCCCTCCCAGACCCCAGCGTCGACGCCGTGGTAGGTATAGCTGTCCCCGTTCCTGAACCGCACCGTCATCTGCCGCAGGTCCGGGTCATAGGTCCCGCCGGCGACGTTCGAGCTCTCCGGCGTCTCGATCTCATCCATCACGGCCTCCTCCGAATAGGCAGAAGCAGAAGCCCCAGGCCACCACCATCATAACCAGCCAGAGGAAAATCACATCCTCGAGCATAGCGCGTCCCAGGTCCGGTTGTGCGCCACAACCTGCTTCAGATCATCGTGGCTCATCGCGTCGATCGCCGCGTCGCTCAGATAGAGGTGCCGGAACGTCGTGCAGGCCGGATCAGGACCCGCCTTTGCCGCCGGGGGGGCGCCGCCGCAGCTCGCCACGCATAGCAGCATCGCCAAGCCCGCGAACCTCATCCTCGACATGAACCCGCTCCCCAGCGTCGGCGATGGTCTGCTCCTCCGGCGTCTTCGGCGTCCGCCGGAACAGCCCCCCCACCCACTCGATGAACGAGAGGACCGCCTCGGCAAACGCAAACATCAGGCGCCGGTCGCGCCCGTGGCCCCGGTGCTCCCCGCCCCGCCCGCCGCCGGCACCGCCCCGCTATTCGCAAGCTGCGTGATGTCGGCGTAAACCTGCAACAGCGCCGGGTCCAACGTCGAGACCCAATAGCTGTGCTCCGTCGCCGCCAGCGCATTCAACCCCGCCGTGATCACCTGCCCCGCGTTCCCGCCGTTCGCCGCATCGGCCCACGCCGCCCGCAACGCGTCGATCAACGCCTTCACCTGCGTCGCCGTCCCCGGAACCACCACCGCCTTCAAGACGCCCCAGATGTCCTCCGCGACAGCCTCCAAGGCCGCCTCAGCCTTCCCCTCGATCAAGCCCCAGCCGCTCTCCAGATCGCCCGCGATCACCGTCAAAATGCCCATGTCACCACCTCCTCTATAAACCTCGCGCGAGGATCAGCCCTCCCGCACATAACCTTCCTCAAACGCCTTCCGCGGCGAGAGAGACACATAGCCGTCCGGGTACACCACCACGTAGTCCCCAACCATCGGAACGTACCGACTGAACAGCTCCGCCTTGCCGTGAAATGTCGCAGCATCCGGGAAACGTCCGGGCACGTTCAGCAATAGCTCACGCGATCCATCGGCCGCCGCATCCCCCACCGCCGTGATCGCCGCCGCCCGAACCAGCTTGTGGCTCCGATAAAGCGGCAGCGGTACCTCATGGATCCCACTCACGGATTCGACCCCACGGAACCCTTCGTCATGTGATGCATCACCGCGTTCACCGTGCACGCAACCGAGATCGCTCCCCCTACCCCGCTCACAACCTGTGCCGTCACCGCCGGATCCCAGTGCCACCCAAACAACGCCAGCAACCCAGCAACCCCAGCCACCAAATTCCCCGCAATCGCCGTGTTGTCCGTCATCTAACCCTCCCGCGGCAACCCCAACATTGTGCTACAGCACAATCGACCCGTCAAGTGTTCCCCGGGTTCAGACGGTGGTAGTCATTTTCCTCAACCGCCCGTCCCTCCCCCCGGTTTCCCCCGTACACGCGTGCGTGCTCTATATACCGGCGGCACTGCCTGGTACCCCACAGAGGGCAATAGGACCACGGTATCCAGATAACGAATTTGGGGGATGAGAATTTGGGGGAT